CGCAGGAACTGTAAATCTCGGCGGCGGCGGCGGTGCTGCAAATAGCACAACTGCAAATGTTGGTGATTTAACGTCACTAGTCGGTGGAGCAGGTGGATCCGGCGTTGTTATATTAAGTTACCCAAACACTAGAACTATTACTATTGGTGCAGGTTTAACAGGATCAACAGCGACATCTGGCAGCAATAAAGTAACAACAATTACTGCTGGTACAGGAAATGTGAGTTGGACATAATGGCACATTACGCATTCTTGGATAAAAACAACATTGTGACTGAAGTTATTGTAGGCATCGATGAAACAGAACTTATAGAAGGTTTGGATACTGAAACTTGGTACGGTAATTTTAGAGGTCAAGTATGTAAGAGAACTAGCTATAACAAACGCATAAGATTTAATTACGCGGGTATTGGCTACACCTATGAACCAATCGACGATGCTTTTATTCCGCCTATGCCTAATTGCGGCCACGATGAATTACTACTAAACGATGTTAAACGATGGGAATGCAGCAATGTCGAGCATCAAGCCCCGCTTATCTAAAGCCGCAATACAACTTCGTGAGCAATTTGATGACTGCTTCAGCGATCGTGATCGCACCTCAGACGGCTGGATCGGCGATAGTCGCCACTCAGCTCGTAAGTCTGACCATAATCCAGATGGCCAAGGCTGGGTACGTGCCATTGATGTTGACCGCGATTTATCCGGCAAACCCAAGCCCGACCTCATGCCCGATGTGGCTGATCAACTTCGCATCCTGGCAAAGTCTGATAAGCGCATCTCGTACATCATCTTTGCAGGCAAGATTGCCAGTTCTAAATCGCTATGGCGTTGGAGAACTTATACGGGCATTAACAAGCACGATCACCATTGCCACGTTTCTTTCACTGACAAAGGCGATGAAGATGGTTCACCGTTTAATATCCCGCTACTAGGAGCAAAATAATGAATATGAAGAATCCGCTGGTCCTGTCTGTTGGAGCCTTTTTGGCAGTCTGGGGTACAACCTCAAATTTTGCCCTTGATTACAGAGCAATACTTGGATCAATAGTCGCGGGCGTATTTGGATATGCCACACCTAAAAAGTGACGGCTCAAGATTATGCTGCACTTGCAGTGGCGATCGTCACGGTGCTGGGTGGCATTACTGCAATGCTTCAGTTCATGATCAAACACTATTTAGCGGAATTGAAGCCGAATAGTGGATCAAGCATGCGAGACGCAATAGAAAGATTAGAGACACGCCTTGACAAAGTGTACGAAATACTGAGTTCTAAGTCACAATAAGACAATGGCGCGCAAAAAGGTAATTGACCTTGAGGCTTATTCAATGCTGGATCAATACTGTATTGGCCTGAATGAGTATTACAAATCACTGCGCCGCGCAGGTTTCTCAGTTGAATTAGCATTGGCGATCATAACTGAACCTGCTACTTACCCTGCAACTATCTTGCCTACACCCAATTGGTTGCCACAACTTCCCGACTCCATCCCTTACGATGATGATGATGAGGATTAAATATAATGTATCGCACACTGATCGTGTCCGACCTTCAAATTCCTTTCCACGATAGACAGGCCACCAAGAACCTAGTTTCGTTTGTAGCCAAATGGAAACCTGATGAAGTAGTAACAATTGGCGATGAGATTGATTTTAATACCATTTCAAAATGGTCGGAAGGAACACCTGAAGCCTATGAACAAACTCTTGGAGCGGATCGCGATGAGGCTGTTCAGGTACTTTATGATCTCAAAGTAGATCACATGATCCGTTCTAACCATACGGATCGTTTATACACACAGATAATGCGCAAAATCCCCTCATTCCTTTCCTTGCCTGAACTACGGTTTGAAAAGTTCATGAAGTTGGATGAACTAGGCATTACTTTTCACCGCACACCTTACGCGATAGCGCCTAACTGGGTAGCAGTCCACGGAGATCACACACCTATCAAGGCTATCGGTGGGCAGTCAGCCCTTGAGGCAGCCCGTAGGATGGGCAAGAACGTTATCTCTGGACACACTCACAGAGCGGGCATAGCATCCTTCTCAGAGGCCGTAGGAGGCCGTTTGGGGCGTGTTCTAACAGGTGTTGAGGTAGGAAACCTAATGGACTTTAAAAAGGCCGCATACACCAAGGGAACGGCCAATTGGCAGTCAGCATTTGCCATTATGTATCAGCAAGGCAACAAGGTGGCAGTAAGCGTCATCCATATTGAAAAGGATGGCACATTCATAGTTGAAGGCAAGGTCTATGGGCGCCCTAGATGATTTCCCTGATATCAGGCGCACGATAGATGACGCCGTTGATGAGACAGAATTGTTACCATTTCGTTATCAAAATATGCTAGACAAAGGCTGAAACAGGCGTATTGTTCTTTATGTGGAAGCGGGAACGGCTCGCGGATACATAAGGGGTAAAAATGTCAAAGATGGGCGAAATATATTTAGACAAGTGCATGGATTTTCAGCGTTTACACGAAACTTCAATGGAGTGGAATAAAGAGACTTGGTTTGAACAGGCTAATTTAGACCGTTTTATTGACGGCAGAATTGATTTTAGCCACAGATATATATATTGGTTTGAAAACTACGCAACCGTGATGGCTGCTCGCGATATCCTTGCTTTATTGGGTGAGGACTATTCAGAGATATTTGATACAGCGACAGAGCAATGGTGTATCACATCAACTTATCAAGATTTAGCGTGGCTATAATGACACTAAGTCAAATTGGATTCATAATGCTGTTTTGGTTCTTAAGCGCAATGGTGTTTTATTCATTGGGTTGCGATAGCGGTTACAGGGAAGGCCGCCGCGCGGTGCGCGAATACTATGACAAACGCGAGAAGGTGAGACTATGAAGCATGCGGAAATACTACAAAGTGCAACAGACTTATATCAAGAACGGGGACTGCATTACGGCCATCCGTCTGACAACATGGCAAGAGCAGCAAGGCTCATCAGCGCCTATCTGGAAATGCCAGTTGAAGATTATCAAGTTGCAGTCATTCTCGCGCTCGTCAAGATTGCAAGAACCATTGAAGATGCGCAAAAGATTGACAGTTGGACAGATGGCGCGTCTTATCTAGCAATAGCAGGGCAATTAGCGACAGAGGAGAATGAACTTTATGTATAAATTGGAAGATTACGAGACAGTAGCCATGTTAAATAAATGGTTTGTGGAAAATTATCCTATGGGAAGGACTAACATTGAAATCACTTATCACGATGTTGAAAAGGGTTACATTACGTGCAAGGCTGAAGTTTATCGGGATGCTAATGACGCTTTTCCTGCGACTTCTAATATCGCTCATGGAGTTAGGGATCAATATATCCAGAATATGCGTAGGTTCTATGCAGAGGATATTGCTTCATCAAGTCTTGGCAGAGCAATCACACTCCTTAAAGGAGGACAGACTGCCACTAGAGATGACATGGAAAAAGTAGGCCAAGCGCCCGATAAACCTACTCCAAAACCTTTTGCTGAGAAGTTAGCGGATAAAATCACAATGCCAGTTGAGGATGATCCGTGGACCGTCAAGGCTGTCAGTGAACCGCCTAGCGCTGCCGATGCAGTTGCATTAGTTCAAGAAGTACTAGGCGCTATAAAGGTTGATAAAGATATTCCAGAATGTAAACACGGTCAGCGTGTATGGCGTACTGGAACTAAAAATGGCAAGCCTTGGGCCAATATGGGTTGTCCACTGACGCCGCAACGTCAGCAGACTTGGGCTGACATAGATAAGTGTGATGCAATTTGGTACGTCATTGATAACAATGGCGCTTGGAAGCCTCAAGAGGTGAGAGTATGAGCAGACGAGGAAGAAAAGCGTGGAATGAACTTTATGACATTATGTTGGATCACGAATTAACACCCAATTCGTATATGTTAAAAGTAGAAGTATTAAATGTTTTGGAAAAATCCATGCCAGTTGATTGTTCTGAATTGGATAGAGCCATAATTCTTCTTATTATTGCTGATTCTAATATGAGTGAGTTGGTGGAAAAATGAGCCACCTTCAGTTCTTAAATCAAGATGGTGAGTGGGAGAAGTTTCCAACCGATGATGAATTATATGAGAAGGCGCGTAGGCGAGAAGTCCTTAATGCGCTTCAGGTTCGGATACTATGTCACTTATGCAACGAGCCTGTACCAACTTCGGAGTTAGCGTTTTGGACAGAGGGCCAAATACTCACGTGGTCATGCAAGAAATGTCATGCGGTCAATGAGTCAAAACTCACGCAAGCATAGAGGTTTCCGCACTGAACGTGTGGTGGCAACTTATCTGTCGCAGTGGTGGGAAAGTGCGACGGTAGGGCGAGGCTCAGGCCGAGACATACTCAATGTCCCGTTCGACTGCGAAGTCAAGGCTAGAGCCTCGTTAGATATAAAGGGAACGTTCCGCCAAATCCAATCAAGAACAAGCAAAAGTGGGCTATTGGGGTTCGCCTGTTTTCGTTTGAATGGACAGGGAGAAAATGCGCAAGATTATGCTGCGCTAATCCGTCTTGAGGATTTGGTGGAACTTCTCATCAAAGCAGGATATAAGAATATGAAGGCAGAAATAACAGATGCAGATATCAAGCGGTGCGAAGGTTGTGGAGAATGGACTATTGAAACTCCTTGCAGATGGTGTGAGGATCAGTAGTGCCGATTTATGAGTTTGAATGTACTAATGATCAGTGTGAAGCAAATCTAAGATATGAAAAAGAATTGAGGATCAATGAACCACATGATGTTGAGTGCGGGTTCTGCCATGAACCGATGCGTAAAATATACAGTTCGTTTGGTATCCAATTTAAAGGTAATGGGTTCTATTCAACTGATAAGTAAAACGCCACGCCGTTCTGAGCAGGACTTATGTTAATGAACTTGACTGCCTTGGTACACTCTATGGCTAGAGCCCCTCAAGGGCTCAAACCGCGCCTGAAAGGCTTAGCGCGGGAGTTAGCCACCGTTATAGGGATATCTCTATCTATAGCAATGCCCTTAGAGGCAAGTGCGACAAACCTTGCAACTAATGAACTTAAAGTATTAGCAGATAAGCAATTGACAGATAAGCAATATAAATGTCACAACTTAATTGTCTATAAAGAGAGCAGATTCAATAAGTCAGCAATTAACGGCTCACATTATGGCTACTATCAGATGCGTACTAAGGCTGTTAAGGATAAACCTTATGACGTACAGTTCTATATCTATTGGTATTATGTTACTTCTCGGTATGGTGTTACTAAGTATGATGAGCCTAACTATTGCAATGCACTAAAGCACTTAATACATAGAGGATGGCAGTAGTGGCAAAGAAGGGTGATCCACGTATCAGTGGCAAGTACAAAGAGAGAAGGCTCAAGGTGTTAGCAATGGCAGGTTATGTGTGTCATTACTGCGGGCAGACAGCCGATCAAGTGGATCACGTTGTACCGATCTCAAAGGGTGGAGACCCTATGGCGTGGGAAAATATGGTTGCAGCGTGCAAGTCATGCAATACCTCAAAGGGTGACCGCTCACAGGCCCTTTTTTTAGGGCAAAATTCTAC